GTCCATATTGGGAAGATTCTGACCCAAGTAGCAAACATTGGGTATTTCCTAATCATCCTGATCTTGAAGCATTGGCTAACACAAGAAAGGTTAATGCAGATACAGAGGATGAAAACTTTGAATATGCTTCTGACCTTGAAGACAATAGTAACGTAAATATTACTAATGTTACTAAAAGTGACGTCGGAACATATACCGACAACTCTCTTGACGTTGCAGCAGCTTTGATTCAACAGCATGATGCTGAGAAACCTACCGAAGTTAATACCTCTGTTATTCCCTCAAATGAGCCAGTAGTTACTGAAACTACACAGGAAGCTGATTCTAACGAACCAGATGCCGAACCAGATTCAGATGAAGAAGAATACAAGGACTTACCGTTCTAATTCAAAATAAAATATGGGATGCTGTAAGGTATCCCATATTATTTTCAATAACAAATTAAATATGAAAGATAATACAAATATAGTACCGCCAAACGTGGTGGTAAGAAAAGCTACGGCAAAAAAAACATTTTCTTTAGCAGATTTTAAGAAAAAAGCTGGCTGTGAAGACGTTCCTGATAAGCCTTTAACATGGCTAAGAACCTCAGCGGCAATGGAAAAGGCAACAGGACTTCCAGGTTTTGCTAAAGGTTATGTAAATCTATGTAGAGGTTTCTCTAACACAGGAAAATCGACAGCTGTATGTGAAGGCATTGTTGCAGCACAGAAAGATGGCGACTTAGTAATCATTATTGATACTGAAAACAATATGGGTATGGAAAGGCTTGTAAAAATGGGTTTTGACATAAACGGCGAATATATTCTGATTGATAACGAATACTTGTTAACAAATTTTGGTAAAAAACAGGATAAGGATCGAAACGAAGCGTCTATTGAAGATTTAGCTAAATGTATGTACTATTTTATGGATGAACAGAATGATGGTAATCTTGATCGTAATATTACGTTTGCTATTGACTCGATTGGTACACTAAACTGTATTGCCACAATTAATGCACAGGTTAAAGAAACAACTGCGAATAACATGTGGAATGCAAAAGCTTACGAAACATGTTTTCTATCAATGCTAAACAATACCATTCCAAACAGTAGAAAGATTGATAAGCCATATATTAATACTGTTATCGCTGTTCAGAAAATATGGATTGACAATATGAACGGCGGAGGAGTAAAACATAAAGGTGGTGAAACATTCTATTTCGGTTCAAGGCTTATTTATCATTTCGGTGGTATTATTGCTCATGGAACTAAAAAGATTATGGCAACCAGCAAGAAACGTGATGTGAACTACGGAATTGAGGCTCGAATCAATGTAGCTAAGAACCATATTGACGGCCCACTTGGAGGTATCTCAATGGAGGGGAAAATTATCTCAACGCCTCATGGTTTTGTTTATCCTGACGATCTTGAAATCTATAAGAAGAAATATATTCTATTCTTTAGGAATATCTTCAATGACGATACAATGACTTCCGATGATTTAACATTTGAGGCTCATGACGTAGAATTTAGCGAAGAAAGCTAATGGAAATCAGAACCCTATTAGTTGACGGAAACTATCTTCTAAAAAGATCATTCTTCGGTGCGAAAGATGCTTATACAGCGTCTTTCGGATCGATCGGTGGTCTATATGGCTTTCTAACGACCATTAGAAAGCTAATTAAAGAACATCAGATCAATAAGGTTGTGGTGTGTTGGGATGGTGAGAACGGCGGAATTGATAGGCATAAACTCGATCCTGAGTATAAAGCAAATCGAAAGGATAAGTCGTGGCACAGTAAAATTGAAATGACTGATGCCGAAATAAGACGTGAACAAGCTAAAGACGAGTCCATTTTAAAAAATAAGAAACGTATTCAGCAATACATCGAAGAATTGTTTATTCGCCAGATAGAAGTTGATGAAATTGAAGCAGATGACCTGATTGCGTCGTATTGCAAATCGAATTCAAAGAAGGAAATAATCTTTTTGTTTACTAACGATAGGGACTTCATTCAATTGCTCGAACTTGACATAACAATATTATTTGGCAATATTGATCATCCTGTGACTAAAGCCACATTTTTCTATGACTTCAAGTATCATTATTCTAATGGCTTAATTGTAAAAATAATTGGCGGTGATGTTTCGGATAACATTAAGGGTATTGCAGGTATAAAAGAAGACGTTCTAATAAAACATTTTCCTGATATTAAATTTAGAAAGCTAACTGTTAGAGAGATATGTGGACGTGCTGATGAAATCAATAAAAATAGAATACTTGAGAAGAAAAAACCTTTAAAAATATTCGAGAGTTTATTGGCAAACATCCCCAGATTAAAGCTTAATTATGAGTTGACAGACCTTTCAAGACCCTTTCTTAATGCACAGGCTGTGGAGGAATTAGCTCAGTTGGAAATGCCTTTATCACCTGAAAATAGGGGTAGTAAGAACCTATATAAGCTAATGATCGAAGACGGATTTCTAACTATATTCAATGGCGGTAATTTCGTCAATTATCTCGAACCTTTCTATACAGTGGTTATGTTTGAGAAGCAGCTTTTAGACAATTATAATAAAGTTAGAAAATAAATCTAAAAAGGCTTTCATTATCAGAAAAAAATATGTAGTTTTGCAGTGTAATAATTTTAAACATAAGAAAAAATGAGTAACGATAACGAGTTTGGTAAAATCTTCAAATTCTCGCTTCATCAGGGCGATGTTCTGCTTTGTGAAAAGATGATAGATTCATCGGATTTTAGCCCAGAAGTTAGGTATCCTATTAACATTCGTCATATTCTACCCAAGGCGATTGGTATGTTTCAAAAGACCTTATCCAAAAGGTATTATGAAACATTTGCATATGTGGGTGAGGAAAAACATTATGAACTGTTTAATTATGCTAATGACATAATCGACTCGTATGAGGACGACATTCGTAATGACCTTATTTATGACCCTTCAATTGTGTCTTATCAGATTGAGGACAAAGTTATAAAAGGCGTTCCATGTTCAATAGGTTTTTATGTCAATGGAAAAACCATTGTTGAAAGAACATTCTACGTGAATGGTTTCAACCCGACTTGCAGATATTCTGTAGATGTTGTTGACGCTGTAAAATCAGTGACAAATGAAATTTATAATCACATTAAACGATGCGATTTGGAGTTCATTTCGAAAAGTTTTGAGTCGCAGTCATACGCTGCTGTTAATTAATCGAAAGTTATATTATGATAATTCTAGCAATTGTTTATAAAATAACAGTTGCTAGAATTGTTACCTTTTATTTCTAACTTTCACAAAAATTTATAATGGAACAAGTAGAAAATACCCTGAGCAAATACTTGGGGTCTGAATTTCAGCAGCATTTAATGTGGCAATTACTCGTAGAACCTGAGTTTGCCGTAAGAACTCTCCCAAGACTAAGCGCAATGTATTTTGATGACCCTACAATGAAAAGGTTGTTCATCATAATGACTAATTACTTCAATGAATTTGCCAAGCCACCAAATCTTCAAAATGATAGCATAATATTAGCTATTAACAAATTCAAAACACCAAACAATTTAATCGAAGAAGAATTACTTTTTGCCATAGTAAAAAGAATTCTTAATTGGAATGATCGGGTTATTAATAGAAATATTGATCACAATGGCGAAGCTATTCAGTTAGAAACAACGTTTTTTATAAAACAACAGGAGTATAGAAAGCTTGGTGAATTCATCATTAACATGACGAAGAACGGCGAAATACGCCAAAAGCAAGCATTAGTAAATATTGAAGACAAAATCAGAGACATATCTGAGATCGGTGATGTTGAAGATTATGGGACTGAGGCAATGGATGACATTGACAGTGTTCTTAGCAAAGAGTTTAGAGAGGTAATTCCAACAGGCGTAGTTGTATTGGATGCTTTGACTGGCGGCGGACTTGGAAAGGGCGAAATAGGTCTTATATTAACACCGTCAGGCGTTGGTAAAAGTACATTGCTCACAAAAATTGCTAGTACTGGATATGCTGAGGGTAAAAAGGTATTACAAATAATTTTCGAAGATACTGAGGCGCAAATAAAGCGAAAGCATTATGCTATTTGGTCTGGCATCCCTTTAAGTGAAATGGACGATAGGAGTGACGAGGTTAAGCGAAAGTGTTATGATTTTGTAAAAGATAAACATGACGGTAAAATCGTTATAAAACGAATGAGTCAGGAAAATACCACAATGAATGATGTGAAGAATTTCATATCACGATATGAAAAGAAAAATGGTATCAAATTCGAATTGCTCGTACTAGACTATTTAGACTGTCTTGAACCGAATAAAAAGTCGCCAGATAGGACAGAGGCTGAATTACAGATTGTTAAATCTTTTCTTGCTATATCTGCGGATTTAGATATACCTGCATGGTCGGCGATTCAGAGTTCACGTGCTGGATTAGATAGCGAATTTGTTGAAGCTAGTCAGGCTGGTGGTAGTATTAAGAGATTGCAGAAAGCTCACTTCTTCATGTCTGTAGCTAAACCGCCAGCATCTAAAGACGCTAACTTGGCAAATATTCGTATTATTAAGGCAAGGTTTGCTAAAGATGGTCAGACTTTTAAAGACTGTATTTTTGATAATGATAAAATGCAAATTGTTATTAATGACGAGGACTACATGTACAAATACAGTAAATCTCTCAAAGTAACAGATAGTAGTATTGAGAGATTCAATAAAAAATTGGAAGGCACGACATTCGACGGCGAAAACCAGAGAGGGAATGACTTTGAACATAATGAGTTTGTCGATGCTTTGGAGAAAGTTGTTGAAGACATAGCACCTGTCTTAGAACCTGTTATTCCAGACGAATTTGCTGAACTTGATAAAGTTACGCCAGATATAGTTTATGTTAATCCTGAATCGACTGATAATGAGCCTATCGATAGGTCTATAGTAAATGAAATTCATGCAAATATTTGTCAAACAATTGATTTTGACAGTCTTGGTGACCCAGATACTAATAGCAATAATAAGGACATGATCAGTTTGTTAATGGCTGATAGAGAAAGGCAAAATATCGTAAAAAATATTGATCCTACAAACGTATAGCGACGTATTTATATAAAAGATAATTTAATATGAATTTTTATATAAAGAAGGACAGTACTTTGCCAACACTAAAGTATTCATTGGATCAAGAGTTCTTGGACAAATACGGCTTGGCTGACGAAGATATGAATGATGCAGCTGTAACATTTTCCATGTATAATGTGGATACGGAAGAATATCACATTGCTAATGTGAGTGGTCAGATCAAATATCGAAATGACAATGATTATTTAGCTGTTCCAAAGTACTCAATCGAGTATGAATTTAAATTGGGCGATACAGCTGTTGTCGGCAACTATTATGGCGAATTCAAGCTGGATTTTCTTAATGTAAATTTTCCGATGAAGATTAGCATTCCCAATAGCGGATACATTGATATGACTGTTTTTGATTCTTTAACAAAAACATCACTTTATTAAGTATATCGAATTAAATCGAACTAAAAAAACGTAAACTCTTGCAGCTTACGTTTTTTTTTCGTTTCTTTGTACTTTACATTTCTATACAATAATGAGTGATTTTAAACTAATAGTATTCTGTGAGAGAATTCCACGTAGAGCGTGGTACTACACAAAATTCATATATAATGAGGAGCTAAAGGATAAGATCAAATCATTAGATCAGACCAATAGAAAATGGAATGCCTCAAAAATATGTTGGGAAGTGAGTGTATCAGGCTTAATAGAACTTATCAAAAGTTTTAAAGGCTCTGAGTACATACACTTTGACTTTGGCACTATTGATAGTCGAAAGCTTTTTGTCGATCTTTTTAAAAAACATGAGAAAGCTGAAACCGATAAGGTAAATTTACTCAAAGAACTTAATGAGAAAAAGCTAAAATGGGACAAATATAAACTCGAACTCGAAACAACGTATATCGATTACTCTCAACGCCTTCATGCGTTGATAAAGATTCCTATCAAACTATATCCTCACCAGATAATCGCAGCAATGTTTATGAATGAAACCAGAAGTGCATTAATTTCGCATGAAATGGGTTTAGGAAAAACGTTGAGTTCAATTCTTTATGTTGAAATGAATAACTTCAAAAAAGTTATCGTGGTGACGCCAAACTCATTAAAATTCAATTATTATAATGAGGTTTCGACGTTCACCAACAGTAAGGCATATATTATCAATTGGAAAAAGAATACATGTACAATTGCCGAGGCTAAATACATTATCGTTAATTACGATTATTTCAATCCCAGCGACAAGGCAAAAATGGCGAAAAAATGGGAAAAACTTAAGGTTGGAAACATAAACGCTGTTATATGTGACGAATGTCAAAAGTTAAAGAATACTGACTCAAATACTTATAAGAATTATAAAAAGCTATTTAACGAAGATATTTTTATCGACGGTAAGCCTAGTAAAATATATTTATCAGGAACGCCAGCACCTAATAGAGCATTCGAATTATATTCAGTGCTTAATCAGATATCTCCTTTAGACTTTGCAACCAAAAAATACTTTTACGAGTATTATTGTGGCATGGTTTACGAGATAGACGGATTCGGTTGGAAGGTTGACGAAGATGGCGAGAAAAGGCTTGAAGAACTTTACTTCAAAATATCGCCATACACGCACAGAAAAAGAAAGGCTGAGGTTTTAACTGATCTTCCTGATAAGACATATCAGAAAATTATATTCGAATTGAGTGATGCTGATCAGAAGATATATGACGATGTTGAGAAAAATGTTGCTAACGATTTGTTTTCTGGACTGGCACAAAATGCATTAACAACAATGCTTAGGCTTAGGCAATTAACCGCCAAATTTAAGATTGAATCTGTTGTTGAGATCATCGAGAATATACTTGAAACAGGTGAAAAGGTAATTATTGTTGACAATTTTAAAGAAAGTTTGTATGAATTTAAGAAAATTTTTGGTAATATTGCAGCCCTTCATACAGGCGATCAGTCAGTAGAGGAAAGGGCAGAGTTGGTAAAGACTTTTCAAGACCCTAATAGCGAGATTAAGATATTTTTGGCTTCAATACAAACTGCAAACTACGGACTTACGTTAACTGCGGCAAGCAAAATGATTATTATGACATTACCATATTCTGTTGGAGAATATGATCAGGTTGCTGACAGATGCCACCGAATCGGACAGAAAGATGCTGTAAACATCTACCCGACGATTGTTAAGGACAGTATTGACGAATATGTTTACGATGCGATTGAAGGTAAGCGTAGAGAGATTACAAAGGTAATGGATAATGAGGATTACGTATCAACAACGTCGGAAGCAGTTATATCAGATGTTATCAATAGGATTAAAAACAAATATAAATAATAACCAATGAGTAAGAATGTTGCTATTTTGTTTTCAGGTGGACTTGATTCTACTTATCTTGTATGGAAAAATCTTATGGACGGTAATACCGTTACGCCGATTTATGTGACAATTGAGAATAACAGGCATAAGGCACAGCTGGAAAAGAACCGTATTGAGTTGCTGTATAAATTATTCTCGAACGAATTTAACAAGGATTACCCTTCCAAGTTAAATCACATTGAGTATGTTTTAACGGCACATGTTGACGCCAATGAGGGAAGCCTATATTTTAAGCAAGTTCCTATTTGGATTATGGCAATGATATTTAGCCAAGGTATTCGTGGAGTCGAGGAAATTCAGGTGGGATATGTGTCAAACGACGATGCGATTTCATACCTTAAGGATATTAAAAACATTTATAAGTCATATGGAGCAATATGCGAATCGCTTGTACCATTGAAGTTTCCGATTATAAAGATGAAAAAATATCAAATGGCTGATAAATTACCTTCCAAATATCGTGATTTAGTTGTATCTTGCGAAAATCCTAGGCTGGATGACTGTGAACATGATGGAATTTTGGGATATACACCTTGTTGCGAATGTGTACCATGTAAAACTATCATAACAACAGAGTATTTTGGAATGGACTTACCAAAAGTTTATCAGGATAAAATAGCTGATAAACAACTTGAAGCAATGTTCAGCAGAGGCTATTCAATGACTGACCGTGATGGTAATAAGATCGTTAATAAGAATGCTTATGAGTATCGTAAATACAGGGAATCTTATGATGGTACACAGTTGGAAATTCCATTTGAGGAATTTAATAAACCTGAAAAAAGCAAGTGTGACGATATTATTTCATTCGATAAGTTTAAAGCACCATCAATAGGTAAATGGAATTCAGTTGAGTCAGTTAAGCCATTTAGCGTGATGATAACAAAATCTCATTCATCTATTGTGAGTGACGAAGGCGACGACGAATTATGATTGCAAATGTACTTCGAATTAATTAGTAACCAATAAATTAAATAATATAAATGGATAAAGCGGCTGTCTTAAATGAGATAAAAGGCTTTCTTGAAGGCTATAATCAAGACATTAAATATTTGGTCAATGTCGAGACCAATCCTAATTTTAACTATGCTGAATGTGTAATACATGAGCCAGATACTGCCCCAAAGGTAGTTAAGATTCATTATGAACCTTTCATGTTCTGTAAAGACTTAAAACAGAACGGTATTCATCTGTTCGATCAGATACCAGATTTGCTTGAAAACAAAATGGCACAATATGGCATAACAATGAAAAAGCTTGAAACTGGTAATCAGAAAAGGCTTATCGACGGTTATTGTTATAAGATTTCCAGTTCCAAATCGTATAATCATATTGTTAACTTTCTGAAAGAAGGCAACATTAATCCGTACGAAAAACTTAAAGACGCTCATGGCAAGATCGTTAAAGACGAAAGAGGTGAGCCTACTTTCTTATATCGTGATCTATTCTATTCGCCTAGGACGACTGAGCAATTTTTTATGTCAACAAAATCAAGGCTTTTCAAGGGATTTGAGGAATACAAAAATGTTCATAAGGTCGTATTCGATATTGAGACAACTGGTTTGAAATATCAGTTGAAAAGGGTTTTTGCAATTGGCGTCAGGGACAACAGAGGCTTTGAGATTATTCTTGAAGTGAAACTGGAAGATGACGATGAATCCGAGAGAAGGGTTTTACAGGATTTCTTTAACTTGTTGGTACATTTGAATCCAGCGATTATTTGCGGATATAACTCAGAACAATTTGACTTTGACTTTATTATCGGTAGAGCAGAGATATTGAATATGGATTTAGCGGCGATTCCAACGTCTGTTGATAGAAGAAACGTTCCGATCAGAAGAAGACCAAATGTTTCTGTTAAATACGGTAACACGTCTGACAGATTTACAGCTACGGAAATGTGGGGATTCTCCATAATAGATATTATGCATGCAGCAAAAAGAACTGCCGCTGTGAATACCGAAATAAAGAATACCAAATTGAAATACATCGCAAAACATGAGGGTATCGCCAAAGCGAATAGAACTTATGTTGAAGGCGAGGGTAACAATATCTCGAATTTTTACTTTCAGAACAAAATATTTATCATTGGCGAAACAAACGAATATGAAGTAGTTCCAGACGAATTTCAGGACGTTGCAAAGAATCTGTATAAATTACAGGCATATAAGGATCAGTTTTCTGAAACACAATACAATGAAACAAAGAAAAAACTGTTCGTTGAGAACAAAGCCTTTGTTGAGTGGTTTAGAGCAACTGCAATTCCTAATAAGATGCTTAAGCTAATCAATGGTAAAAATTTGATTAAGCAGTATCTTCTTGATGACTTATGGGAAACGGAGCAAGTCGATGAATTGTATAATCAATCGTCGTTCATGCTTGCCAAGATCGTGCCAACCACATATCAACGTGTTTGTACGATGGGAACAGCTTCTATTTGGAATCTATTGCTAACTGCATGGAGTAATGATAATGGCGTGGCGATTCCGTATTCTGAAAAGAAAGACGGCTTCTCTGGCGGTTTATCAAGATGTTTTAAAACAGGCTTTACAAAAAGATGGGTTAAGATTGACTACGCTTCATTGTACCCGATGATTCAGTTGACAGATGATATATTCCCAATTTTTGACATTACTGGCGTTATTAAAAAAATGTTGTTCTATATGACAACAACCAGAAATATTTATAAAAAATTGGCTAATAGCGACGAAATTAATCAGGAAGAAATTATGTTACTGAGTGAACTTGACCATGATACCTATAAAAAGTTCATCGACGGTACACTAACTGAACATGATAGAGCCATGTTTAAGATTAAACAGTTGCCTATCAAGATTCTTAATAACTCACTATTCGGTGCGTTGGGTTCAGGTGTTTCATTCAATTGGTCGGATAACGTTTGTGCCGCTAGGATCACTTGTACTGGACGATTACACTTAAGACATGCAATGGCATGGTTTAGCGATTATAAGTGCGTACCGCTGCTTGCAATCACTGATGGTATCAATTTTCAGATTCCTGACGTAAGCAATATTATTATTGGTGATAATTTGGAAGTTGCCGACTATATTTCAGAGGTAGAAATTCCTATTGAGGAAGCGTGGAAATTCAAAGGCAAAACTGGTATCACTGCCTTGATCGATAAATATAACGATCAAGAACAACTTGCAGCTAAAGCCAGAGACAAGGTGAGTCATATCAGCGTTGATAATGACGGCGAATATGTTTCATGCTTAAATTTGTCGAGAAACAATTATGCTATCATGTCCGAATACAAGGATAAGAAAACTGGTAAGACAAAGGAAAAGATTAAAATGGTTGGAGTTACCATTAAATCAAAGGTAATGCCTGAATATATTGAGGACTTTATTGACAAAGGCATGGACATGGTATTACATGGTAAGGGCCCTGAATTTGTTAATTATTATTATGATTACGTTGATATGATTTATTATCAACGCATACCATTGAAGAAGATTGCTAGTAAAAATAAGGTCAAGGTTAAACTTGAGCAATATATTAATCGTGGATGCAATAAGAACGGTGGTAAGAAGGGTATGCAAGCGCATATGGAACTCTTGATTGAAGAACGTGAAAAGATCGCCTCTGATTTATTCGAGCTACATAAAGCAGAGTTGCTGGGAGAAACTTCGGAAGAAGGTCTTACTATCGACGATAAGATGAAACTTGTTTCGAATTATATGCCGCCAGAACCTGAAATTGATAGCGTTGTTTATCAAATTAATACAGGTTTGAAAGCCGCTGATAGCAGTTCTGGAAGGGATAAAGTTACAGGCAAACTATACTCTAAGTTGATCAATGCTAAAGATTTGGCTTTAAATCCAGATATGACAGGTTCTTATAATGTTCAGAAATACCTTGCTGCTTTCAATAAAAGAGCTGAAATACTGTTTGCTGGATTCAATCCTGAGATCGTTGGTCAAATTTTATCGAAAATAGTGACTAAAAAAATGAAAAACAGTTTTGGCGAAAATGTTGTCGTAACTGAATTGAGTAGAAATGTTTTCACTGACGAGCAATTGACTTTAGGCTCATATGATTTGGATAGTGTTCAAGAAGCTTTACAGCTTGAAGATCGTGAAGCAATCTTCTGGAATAAAACAGGCTATGACCCTCGATTAATATGGGATGGATTCATCATGACCCCTGAGAATCAGGTTTATTTTGAAGTCTATGAGAGTGCATTAAAATATCTTAATGATAAAATGATCGCCTCAAATTTACCGTTAATCAAATCGATTAATGAGAAACATGAAAAGGGCGATATCATTCTGATAAAAAACAGTCTCAAATATTTAGTCGGTCATTTTAATGGCACATATATAAAAATTATCAAAGAGGTTAAGGATATACCTAAAACCGAGACTGAATTACTGATAGAAGAAAAGCGCAAAGCAATCGAAAATAAACTTGAAAATCTCAAGGTGGCTTCGAAGGAAAAGACTGATAAAGAGGTATTTCTCGAAAATAAACTGAATAAAAGGACTCGATATTTTAAAAAGTTTAAAAAGGAATTTAATATTGATGCAAAAATGGATTTGGATGCATTTGTAGCAAAATTTGGCGAAGAATCTTTGGATATGCTAGACGGCTATATCACTGGTCTTGAAACAGCCAATCAGCCAGATGATCCAGATGCTATTGATGTTGACTCAATTTGATGAATTATTATTTTGATTCGAGTATTTATATAAAATTACTCGAATTATCATGAAAGTTATTCTTATAAATGAAGTTATAGATGCTGACGGCGGTCTTATTGGCAGCGATAATGTACCAAAAACTGGCCCAAATATGAGCACAGTTTCTAAAAAAATTACTGACTATAATATGGCTGTAGGGCATCAACCTTTCGGTGATAGCATGATGGGATATTTTGGTTCTGTCATGCTACCATTTTTTGAGGGCGAAGGCTCTGACGAGAAGAATAAAGACTTAACAGATACGCTTGAAATTCTCCGTAAATTCTATGAGGAACTTATGAAACATTACTATAAGAACCCTAATAGCTTGAAAAACGATTTTAGAATTTATACCGAAAAGGAAACCATATCAAAGGATGTCGTTAAGTACTTCGAGGTGTATGCTAAAGAGATTGTAAAAAAATTCGGCGATAAGCCTTCAAGTGTGGACGAGTCTATTGTAGATGAAGATACCATCGTCGATAAAAAGATTGATAATTTTCTATCAGCAAAATCTAATGATAGGGATATTACGGACAAAAGTGTTACAAAGATAGCTGGTCTGATTAACAAGCTAGACAATGGCTCAAAAAATAAATTGAAGAATCTAATAGAGGTTAGTAAATAATGAATAGCGAATTATACGGTAAAAATTTTGCAGTGCCAAAGAATGTATTAAACGTTATAAGTGCTGCTATTACAAGATATCCTGACAGTGATGGAATTCGTAGAGCTAAGTTCATTCTGAAAAATGGATCATTAACATATCAGGCATTAAAAAGACTGAAACATGATTTAGCAAGCATGGGCGCAAACGATGTTCAGTATCTATTAGCTGGCGGCGAAGATATGAAAAATTTCGTTGATACAGCATTGGGATCGGCAAGAAAAATTGAAATAGGTGCATTAAATGAAAGTGATGATTTTCAAAAACAGGAAAATGCGTTGGCAATCATTGTTAACGAAAACAATGAATTTCTATTGCTTAAACGTGGGAATAATTGTTGGGCAGCTAATAAATATGGATTGGCAGGTGGAAAAATTGAAGATGACGAAACTCCTGAGCAGGCATGCAAAAGGGAAACATTCGAAGAAACTGGTATAGCTCTCGACAATTTTATAAAAAGATTAACGCTTGAAAGAATATATGATAACACAATTAATTGTGAACACATATTTGCAAGCAGATATACTGGCGATATTGACAAAATTAAACTGAATGATGAACATTCGACTTTTGGTTGGTATACCATTGAGGGCATGAAACATTTGGACACAGTTCCAAATTTGATTGAATACATAACAATATGCTTTAAAAATTATAATTAAATAACAAAAACATTATGAGCAGACTAGAAGACATGAGCACTTCGTTTAGAAACGAAAACGTAAATAAAAGTACCTACACTAAGAATAGTGAGTACAATTTAACAAATAAGAATGCATTATCTGACGGCGATGAAAAGGGTAAGGGTGAATTGAATGGATCAATTGGAAGTAAAACTGATATTGAAACCAGAAAAAAATTACTTGCCAGAAGTAAGTATAAGTCAGGCGCAAACGAGTATAATCAATCGAACGCTTAATTATGTTTCTTAATGAACTAAAAATATTTTTCGAAAACATTCACACCTTTCGTGGTATCCTGAATGAGTCCGTTAGTGCCAATATATTTATTGATGCTATCGAGAATAATAAATACCTGTACATTTATTATGCATCGCCAGATACGACATTGAAAGGCTATAGAATTATTAAGCCTTTTGTTATAGGAAAGACAAGGAATGGCGATTTAGTTGTTAGGGCATGGCAAGAAAGTGGATCAAGCGATTCTTTTAGCGGATTAGGTAAGAGACGTAGAAATAATCACGAATTTCAGAATCATACAGACACAAAAACGAATAAGTCTGGTGAAAAACCAGCATGGAGATTATTCAGATTAGATTATATAACATCGGCATTACCAACTGGTAAGCATTTTAGCGTTGCGCCAGAGGATATCCCTGACGTGTATAACCCGAATGATAAGCAAATGATGGGTGGCGTAATGGCGTCTGTTAAGATAGGCGGCGTAACAAATGCGCCTGAAACTGAGACACCTAATGGTAGCAATATAGATAAGGTCAAGCCTGCTACAACAGCGGCAACCATTACACCTGAAACACAAGAGCCATTGGATATGCAAAAGCCAACGTCAAATCCAAATGATATAAAGGATTTTTATAATGCAGTAACTAAAGTAAAACATAAGCCTGCAAGAAATTATATAGTGGTAAATGATAAAAATGGTGTATCTTTGCGAAATGCTAACGATACTAGAGTTCCTAAAGAATCCATAATAGGAAATCTCGCTGATCTTTACGCTAAATTAAATGCCCCGAAGGTAATTAACGATAAAAGCTTTCGTGACAACATGCATAATAAAGCTGTGACTTATTTCGATAGTTTGAAGAAATAGCAGCAAAATAATTAATAGAATATTTTATGGCAAAGAACAGTAATATCGATTTAAACGGTTTACGTAAAGCAATCGATGAAAGCCAAGCCGCAAGAAATGCGTCATTGGGAATAACGGAAGCAACAGGGACACCTAAAGACTTCTTTTTAAATAGTTTATTGAAATCACGTGACTCTGGTCGTCCATCACATGCAACCAAAGTAATTGAACTTTTGGCTGAGAAAAAAGATCCTAATGAATTGCAAAATGACTACAGGAAGATTGTAAACGAATCGCCCGATATTATATCAAATACGACACCTACACCAAGGGCAGCAACAAGACCACCTGTCAACATTGATAATAGAGATAGAGACGAAAAATTGTTTGAAAATTTTGGAAAGAAATCAAATAGAACTCTAGCTGAAAGTATTACCGAATTCGCTTCTCCTGAAATAAAGGAAAAGATCGTCAATAGTCCTAATGCTGGTACAACCAGTGCAAACATTGAGAAATTAGTTGCGGCATATTTGGCAGAAAATCTTGAAGTCTTGATGGAAGATACTATCAACTCAACATTGCTTGAAATGTATAGTAATGAGAGAATTAAGAAAGGTATTCAGGAAAATCGTGACACTATTCGCACAATGGTAATAGAGGCTATCAGAGAAATTCAGAACAATCAGAAGGCAAAGAAATAATTTAATCGCATGAAAAGAATACTATCGTGGATGAAGGGTGCTTCAACTGTTGAAGTAAAAGACAAATGTAAATTAGGTAAACTTAATGGTAAGTCAGCCGCTTGTAATCAGGGCGATATCAGTAATCTTACTATAAAATCTATTGTTAATGAAGAAATAGATGCTAGCGACGCTTATGATCTAAACGGTAGTTTGAATACTCTTATTAATGGTAAAAGGGAAGTCGGCTTGATCGTTGACATGAATAGAGACATTATTAAGAAATTGAACGATAATAATATCAATGTTCTCCCAATTCAGAGAGGCGACCAGAAGTCTTATATTATTTATACGAATAAAGAAAAGGCTTTGAGACTTCGTGACATAATGAACAGTCATGGCGGATATGCTTCTGATAAGTCGCCAGAGGAAGCCAGAGAAATCGGCGAAATATTTGGCTATTCAAAAAAATCTATAGACGATTTTATTAAAAAGCATTATAATAATGTTCCTGTTGACACGAGAACTGCTGACGACTTTAATCATTTGGATGAAGCCGAAATCTATAGCTTAGATCAGATTCCCTTTACAGCCGAAATCGAGAAGCTGGGTGGTAAAATATACTCTGTCGGCGGTGCTGTGCGTGATAAATATCTAGGCAAAGAATCTAAAGACCTTGACATAATGATTACAGGCGTCCCAATGGATACGCTTGAACAAATTTTGGGTAAATACGGTCAGGTAAACCTTGTAGGAAAGTCTTTTGGAGTATTGAAATTTAAACCAAAAGGAAGCACCGAGGATATAGACGTGGCAATTCCAAGAACAGATACAGCGACAGGTGCTGGTGGTCATAAAGGTATTGAAACAAAATCCGATCATACGTTGCCAATTGAAGACGACTTGAAAAGACGTGACTTGACGATTAACGCAATTGCTACCGATATCGAAGGAAATATAATCGATCCTTTCGGAGGAGTTAACGATATAAAAAATAAGATAATTAGGATGGTTGATCCATCAGCTTTTACCGAAGACCCTTTAAGAATGCTTAGAGCAGTTCAAATGGCATCAAGATTCGGGTTCACAATTGAACCTGAAACAATGAAAGCTATTCAGGGAAGTGCTGTGAAAATAAGAGAGATTCCGTCTGAAAGGATTCTAACAGAGTTCGATAAGATAGTTCAAAAGGGTGACCATTTAGTCGGTGCAAATCTTTTAGTAGAAACAGGCATTTATAAGCAATTATTTGGAACTAATCCAGTTGTTAATTTTAACTCTGAGGCTGAATTGTTTAGAAATGCTAAAACAATGGGCGAGTTTATTTACTTATTGTTAGACAAAACAATCGATACACCTGACGAATTTTTTAAAACAAAACTGCGTGGCGATATCAACACCTATAAGGAAATAAAAGCATTGAAGCTAGCATTCGACTCAAAGGACGACGCAGCCAACATATATAAAGCCAGATCAGTTGCTTATAACATGTATGCCGTTTATCCAGAGTCTTTAAAATCGGATATAATTCCAATGCCTGTAAAAATAGCATGTGATGAATTATTGTCTGGTAAATACCCTAAGTCAAATGCCGATTTACCTGTTAATGGTAATGACCTTATGAATCTAGGATTTAAAGGCGAACAAATTAAGAACAAGTTTAAGGAAATTTTATTAAAAATATATACTGACAAGCTGAAAAACAATCGTGAGGATATTATTAATTATCTCAATGCTGGCAACTCGACTGATCCTAATTCTGGCGAAGCGATTCCAGATGCCACAAGTGAAAATTTTAATTTACATCAGGTATCTGAATCTCTTGAACAGGAAGGCGTCGGCGATAAATATGCTGAAAAGAAATTCGGTATTCCAAATTCCGATAACGAATATGAGAGTAAATACAATGCTCATAAACAATCAACATTAGAACAGCCTGCTGCATATGTTAGAAGCACTAATCATGTTTACAACACTCGTGAGAATGTCGGAATATATAAAAATCCAAAGTCCTTAAGTAACTTTGAACCAGCTACAAGAGCAATTGCCGATTATGACGGAAATATATACGTCGCACAGAAAAATGGATCATTTGTTCATGAGAATATGGCAAAAGCGTTGAGAATCGGCGGAAATGACATTTATGATCACATGGATAAGTTTTTATTGCTCAATAGGGTTGATAATACTAATTCATTCGGCTTAGGCGATACTAGTTTCAGCTACATGAATGCATATAAGGAAAGACGTATTGAAGGCTTAACAATATTTAAGAATCTGATGAAAAAGAATCCTCAGTTTAAATATTATAGTAATCTCTTTACAAATGTTTCTATTGACAAAGATACCTCAATTAAAGACGATAGTGTTGCAAACGAGGGCGTTGCTGACAAGTATGCCGAAAAAAGATTTGGCATTCCAGACCCAGAGGGCGAGTTCAACAGAAAATATAATGCTAATCAGTTAGCGCAGACTAATACACCTGTTGCGTTTGTTGACTCAACAATTTATGATTATAGTGCTGATGGTCATGACAAGATAGAAAAAGTACCGATCTATAAAAACCCGAAATCTCTTGCAAATTTTGAGTATAATGTTAGAGCAGTGTCTGATGCTGACGGTAATCTTTATGTAGCACAAAAAAATGGTAATTTTGTACACGGCAATATAGGTCAATCATTATTTTTTGCAGATAGCAATTATGAATTATATAGAAACTATGATAAATATGTTTTATTGCACAGAATGGGTGAGCTAAATTCATTCGGACTAAGCGATTCAAGCGAAGGCTATATGAGAGTTAATAGAGCAGCACGTGCAGATATTGATAAATTGTTTGATAAATTATCGACAAAAAATCCACAATTTAAATACTATGAGCAATATTATGACGGCGACGGAATAGACTTAAATAAGCCATTTGATAAAAACAAATTGTTGCCAGTAACGGATGAAGGCGTTGGTGATAAGTATGCTGAAAAAAGATTTGGCATTCCAGACCCAGAGAAAGAATTTGAGAGAGATTTTAAGGCACACAAACAGACCCAATTGGAAAAACCTGTCGCATATGTTGTTGATACTGAACGTAAGGGTATACCAATTTATAAAAATCCAAAATCATTGGATAATTTCGATGCGGACGTAAGAGCTATTGGCGATCCTAATGGCGATTTATATGTGGCTGGTAAGAACTCATGGTTTGTTCATGGTGGAATGTCAGAGGCACTTGGGATGTTTGACAACAATTATGCCCTATATTCGGAAGAAAATTTAAACAGATTCTCATTATTACATAGAGTCGGGAACACTAGCTCTTTTGGACTTGGCGATGCACAGGTTGAAATCCTTAATGATGAAAATGCTAATGATGGCTCAATCATGGCAAATCTTAGAAGAATTAAATCAAAAAGTCCTCAATACAAATACTACCTCGATTTTTACAAGGACGTAACGCCGCAAGATAAACCAATTGATGAAGTACTAAACAGACCCGAACAAACTAAACCTATGAGTAAAAAATTTATAGCATATTCAGCTATTGTGCTGGATGATAGATCTAAAAAGAAATTATACGATAGCTTTGCTAGTATGCTTCCAGAGGGATTTGAATTTGTGGGCGATCATATGACAATTAATTTTGGTGAAATAGATGATTTTTATAAGAAATATCTAGGATACACCGTAAGATTGAAGGTCGATAGTTATGCTATGGACGATAACACTATGGCTGTAGGCGTTTCTGGATTTGGTTCGATTAATGACAAAAGACATATAACTATTGGTGTTAATAAGTCAAATGGAGCAACAGCAAAAATGTCTAATAATTTAAAAAATTGGATAACTTACAGAAAACCATTATTTCTTATAGGTTCTGTTAAAGAGATTGAATTTAAAATTTAAAATAAACTATTTATAAGCATGAGTACAATAGATATGCAGCATAGACCAGCTTATTTACCACAAGTAAATGCACCTTTTGAGATTGTCGTTGATAAACTCAATGCCGATGGCGTTAATAGCAGAGTTATAGATATTAATCCAGCTATATTGAGAGTCTTGCAGGGAATTACATTTTCACATGAGGTTGATAACGCTGATATTGATGACGAACAAAAACCAATATGGATTAACAGTGAACTATTCGTCTTAGATGGTCATCATAGGCTTGTAAAAGCACTGTATGAGGGACGTAAGACTATAAGAGCTATAATTGTTGATCTCGATCATAAAAACGCTTGCAGAGCCTTAAATAAGGTTCAAGACATATATGATTATGAGCAGCAAAAAGAGGCTGAGAGCAATACTATACCAAATAATTTCTTGGATAGTATTGAGTCAGGCGTAGATGAAAATGAAAATGGTGAAGAATCTGGAAATGCTGTAAAGCTAATTGGATATAGAAGGGATGATTTTAAAAATAATTCCAGTAACGGTAATTTCTTTTCGTTGCAGCCTAAAGAAGGTATGAAAAAATATGAAATTGAATTTGATAATATCATGGATACGGATAAAATGGGTATTTCTTATAAGAATAGCCAAAATCCTATAGATGTTCTGGCAAATATATGGTTTCCGCACGTGAATTTTAATGCAATTTCTAAAGAAAATAATATTAGCGAATTTAATTTAAAATGTAAGGCAATAGCTGAAAAGGCTAAAAAATACGGATTCGACGGAATCAAATACGGCGAGTCTCTAATTCAGGGATTTTAAAAAAATTTATCATGGGAATATATAAAATAACAAACATAACAAACAGAATTGAGAGAAGACAAAATAGCTATAATAGCTCTGTTGAAATCGAGTATGTGAATAACATGGAGAAAAAAAACATCGTGCTGCGTGCAGGTGAAGTATTATTCATGGATATAGTGTCATTACCAGTTTCGATTCATAAACTAAGAGCAAAAAATTTGATATCTGTCATAGAAGCCAGTAGAAATGAGATGAATTCAGACTCAACAATAAAGGCAAATAAGAGTAAGCCAAAAGTAGTTATTCCTGAGTTAGTCGCCGTCGAAAAAGCTATTATAACAAAAAAGAGTAAGGCAATATAAAAATTATTTATTTTTTTATAAAAACACTTTGATATAACAAAATAATACTGTTACTTTGCATTTCTAAAGACACAGTATTATTTTTTAATTATGGAAAAAAAAATCAGAATATTATTCTATAACACCGACGTCGCAGGCGTTAATTACTATAGAACATTGACTCCAGCTATGGAGGTTGATAAAAATCATAGCGACGAATTCTTCGTAGAGATAAATCCGAATATAAACTTCGAAGAACCAGAAATTATAAATTATCTTACATCATTTGATATAATTCACTATCACAAGGAATTATATAATGCTAGAAAGTATCCTAGTTTCCGTAAAGCATTACGAGACGCTGGGACTATACTTATTTTAGACATGGATGACTACTGGCAATTACCAAAGTCGCACCCTTTGTATGCATTCTACATTCATAATAGGCTTCAACAGCATATTGAGCTAGCTATAAAGAATGCCGACTACATCACAACCACAACCGAATTATTCGCCGCCGAAATTAGAAAAGTTAGCGGTCTGGATAATGTGTTCGTCATGCCAAATTCAATCGACCCGAACTCAATGGATCAGTTTCAAAACAATTGGACGCCAAGCACAGACGGAAGGGTTAGAATTACTTACATGGGCGGCTCGTCGCATTTAGGTGATTTAACTCAAATGGAGGGTGTTATAAACATTTTGAATAATGACGTTCTAACAAGGGATAAATTTAAAATGGTTTTAGCTGGATGGGATATTAACGGTAATACAACCGAGGTTAAGTTTAATCAAGAACTTGGTAAAGAATTACAGGAGAAAAAGCTATATAACAACAAGATCATTAAATTAATTAATGAAGGTAAAGGCGATATTAGCGGTATTACACAGCTTCCACAGGAGTTACGTGATCGTTATAAGGATAACGTTTTTATCAAAACAGAAAGGGCTATCGAACCCAAAGAATCGTCATATTATCTATATGAAAATATATTATCTGATAACCATAGAATCATTAAAGATAAGAATTATCTGACATTCCTCAACAAATATGACAGAGTTCACACATATCCAAATGAGGGTAATTATGCTAGACGTTGGACGCAAAAGGTTAATACTTATGCAAATGTTTTAAATGAGACTGACATTGTTATTGCGCCGTTAGCTGATAACACTTTTAACAACATGAAATCCAATTTAAAACAGGTTGAATGTTGGACTAGAAGCCTACCAATTATATGTAGTGATGTCGCTCCTTATAATGTCGATGGCAGACATATGGAAAATTGCATTCTCATTCCGTCAAAAACAAATTCAAATAAATTTTGGGCGAAGTATTTAAAGAGACTAATCCTAGATGAAGGATTACGTAAGGGATTGGGCGCACAATTACATAACGATTTTAAAATTAGTTATAATCTTGAAGAAGTGACTAAGGCTAGAGTCGAGGTCTATAAAAAATTACTAAACAAAAATGAATCTATTTAAGAAAATGTATAACAAGGTCAAGACATATGTTCTTGATCTTATTTTGAAACACAAAATCAGGGTTGAGTTGAAAAAGGCTTATGCTGATGCTCGTTTACATACGAATGTTCCAAAGTTTAATCATCTGTTAAATGGCTTGCTTAAGGCATCTAAGGCTGTCGATGCAGAGGTTAGGGCAGCAAAACTTAAAAATGATGAAAGCGAGAATTTAAAATTGACCAATGCCATTAAGGATCAGGTTGAGAAACATTTCGTTGAACTTAATAAAGTTATTGCTCAAAAGGATGCAAAAATAAAAAGTCTTATAGATAAGACAAAAATGAAAAATAACTAGCTATCAAATAATGTCTGTATCAAAATATATTAAGAATTTATCGTATAGCATTGCAATTAGAATCGGCATGGCATTAAGTTATGCTGACGAGCTAATCTTCAAGTCTATTAATCATGCTGGTTCTGAAAAGGATAAGAAAATTCAGAGGCATCGACATAGAAATAACACCTTGGAATCGTTTTATGCTGGAAAGGAAGATGAAAAATATACTCAGGAGTATTACGAGATTCTTAAAGAGGGCGATAAGTTTATGCGAAACGCCACAGCACATAAGATGGCAGCAGCCACAGACCGTCATGGAATGAATTATGGTAAGAAAGACAAATGGGGTCGTTCATATGAGCAT